CACGCCAGCAAGTCCGCCATCTGGCGGGCACTGGCGGTGCTGGAAGAGGTAGGCTGCATCGTGATAACGGAGGAGGAAGAGTAGTCCTTGGACTGCAACCTCATCATCAAGGACAACCTCTGGGCCGTCGCCGAGAGTGACACGCCGGGCGTCCAGGCGCTCGTCCGGGATGCCCTCACCTTCAGGCCAAAGGGATACATTTTTTCCAACGCCTATCGCCTTGGTTTCTGGGATGGGCAGGTGTGCCTGATGAAACGAGACGGCCGCTTCCCCGCCGGGCTGGTGGCCCACGTCGTCGAGAGTCTGAAGGTTGCTGACATCCAGGCCAGCATCGAGGATCGGCGCATCCGCCCGCAGCGGCGTGAGGATCTGTTCACCCAAGAACCCACGGTCAAACTCAAGGACTACCAGGAGCAGGCTGTGGCTGCGGCCTGCGCTGCGGGCCGGGGCATCGTCCACCATCCTGTCGGATCGGGCAAGACCCATGTGCTCCTGGAGATCGTGAAGAGACTGGGAGTACCGGCGCTGGCCCTAGTCCATCGGAAGGATTTGCTCTACCAGTTGGCGGAGCGGGCACGGGACATCTACCACATCAAAGCCGGGATCGTTGGCGACGGTCGGTGGGAAGAGGGAGAGGGACTGACCGTCGCCACCTTCCAGACCATCTACTCGCGGCTGCGGAACCCGGAGACCAACAAGGAAACCGCAGGATGGCTCCGCCAGTTCCTAGCGGTCCACGTTGACGAAGTGCATCACGTCGTTGCAGAAACCTACGAGTACGTGATGCAGCACCTCCCCAATGCGTACTACCGCTTTGGCTACTCGGCCACACCCACGAAGAGCGGGGACAAAGGCACCTACCTCAACGTGGTGGGGTGGACCGGGCCCGTGGTGTCACATCTGCCGAGCGAGAAGGGGATAGCAGCCGGACGCCTGGTGCCGGCGGATGTCTTCATCGTGACCTCCGTGCCGGGGCGGTTGCCCCTGGATATGGACTACCAGACTGCCTACCAAACCGGAATTACCGCCCACGCCGGACGGAATGGCGTCATCGTCCAGCTCGCCCAGGCCCTCCGGCAAACAGGCCCCACCCTCATCCTAGTAGAACGCATCGAGCACGGGCGTCTCCTGGCCACCAACCTGGATGTACCGTTCATGTCTGGATCTACATCCGGGGCCGAGCGCGTGGACAAATGGGAGGACATGAGGCAGGGGCGCCTAGATTGCGTCGTAGCTTCGGTGATAGCCGACGAAGGACTGGACATTCCTAACATTGCCAACCTCATTTTGGCTGGCGGGGGACGGGCTCCACACCGCCAAATCCAGCGGATCGGAAGAGGTATGCGGAAGGTCGCCGGCAAGGATCGGCTGACCGTGGTGGACCTAGCGGATCGTGGCTTCTACCTGGGACGCCAATACCGCAGCCGCCGCCGCGCCTATGAGCAAGAGGCAGCCTACACGGTCGCAGAAATAAGTCCAGAGGAGATAGACCAATGGACCCATTAGAGTCAGGCATGATCTACCGCGAGGCCCAGACGAACATCCCCCTAGACGACCGAGGCATCCACGAACAGCGGGCGATGGAGCACATCCAGGGCATCCTCACCGAGGCCCTGGCCCACCCAGCGAAGGTAGGTGGGGTGGTGTTCGGGATCGTGATGGAGGATGACGCCAAGTTGACGGCGCCCAACGGCGAGAAATCCTCCACCTTCGCGGCACTGGCAGGCAGCGCCCAGTGGCAGGCTATTCTCACCTATAACTTGCTGGAGAGCATCATCAAGATGCAGCAGGACAGGCCGGAGCCGGAGGACGTTTAAACGTGCGTAGAGACAACGACGCCTACTACACACTCCAGGCGCAGACCGCCATCGATGCCCTGGTCGAATACGCGCAGGTCGGCGGCCATATCTTAGAGCCATGCGTTGGGCGGGGCCATCTGGTTGAGGCGCTCAGGAAACGGGGTCGCGGTTTCCTCACCACCAATGACATCGACCCGGAGGTGGACGCCCACTTTACGCTGGACGTTTCCAGGCCATTTGAGCACGCGAACATCGGTCGAGTGGACTGGGTTGTAACCAACCCGCCCTTCTCCAAGGCGTTCGAGATCCTGAAGCAGATGCTTCCGTTGGCGCATGAGGGCGTCGCCCTCTTGCTCCGGCTGTCGTTCCTGGAGCCCACCTACGAGCGCGGGGCATGGCTGGCCAAGCACCCGCCGGATCTTCTCGTTGTAACCCCAAGGTTTTCATTCACCGGCGACGGGAAGACAGATTCGGTAACGACGGCTTGGTATGTCTGGTACACGGGCCCTGTCTACTCCGGAATGCACACCGGCATCCGGGTCTGGCCGAAGAAGGGATGAAACATGCCACTCTACTCATACGAATGTCCACGGGGCCACAAGTTTGACAAGATCGTGCCCATCGCCAAGATGGACGACTACCAGGAGTGCCCCGGCAAGGTGGTCAAAGCAGACGACAAGCTGGAAGACTTCAGGGTGGTGCCTTGTCGGACCCCGGCCAAGCGCATCCCAGTCCCGTCCCGGCCAGCCTACGTCATCATACACTAGGAGGAGAGAACCATGCCCTACATCGACCCACACGACCGACCTATCATCGACGAGCACATCGACCCGGTTATCCCGTTCCTGTCTGGACCCGGAGACCTCAACTACGCCATGACCAAACTGGCGGCCGAGTACCTGGACATGATGGGCGCCTCCTACGCGCACTTCAACGAGGTCATCGGAGTCCTGGAGTGTGCAAAGCAGGAACTATACCGCCGTATGGTGGTCCCGTATGAGGAGCGCAAGTGCGCTGAAAATGGCGATGTGTATCCCTGAGTGGTTCACCTGCTTCCTTGATGACCTGACCCCCATCGTGCGCTGGTGGCACCGGCGCTTTGGCCACGGCGAGACGAGCCAAGGCATCTGCTGGTGCTGTGGAAACATAAGGATAGGTGAGTGATGGTTGATCCGATAGACGAGGCGCGGGCGACGCTGACGGACGAGTTGAATATCCTCGCCGGACTCTACCACGTCGGACGCGGGCAGCTAGAGGCCGTCCGTGCCGCCGCCGACCGCTACGCGCTGGCGGTGCTTGACGAGGGATACGCTGTGCATCGTCTCGCTGTTGAGGGCAACTGGACTGACTGCAATAAGCGTTTTGACGCCCTGCGTGCCCGCCTGGAGGCCCGTGCCCTGCTCTCCCCGCAGGCTGCGGAGCCACGGCCACGGATCGTCTGCCTGTGTGGCAGCACGCGGTTCATGGACGCTTTCCACGAGGCAGGTTGGCGCGAGACGCTTCTGGGAAACATCGTCCTATCCGTGGGCGTCTGCAAGTACGCCGAGACACCAGATGGCGGCCACGTCGCTGAGAGTCTTGGCCCTGAAGTTGTCAAGGCCCTGGACGAGTTGCACAAGCGCAAGATCGACCTGGCTGATGAGGTTCTGATCCTCAATGTCGGCGGGTATGTGGGCGAATCCACTCAGAGCGAAATCGACTATGCGCGGGCACACGGCAAGCCTATTCGCTGGCTCGAAGACCCGCAGGCTGCGGAGCTGCCGTGCCCAACTATCGAACAGGTGGAAGGTGCCTACGGTGAAGCCCTGTATGAACAGGAGCGGGAGACACGATGATGCCGGATGTTGAGGAGGCGTGGGCAGCAGCATTCCAAGCAGTTGCCTGGGGCTATCCCGAGATTGTGCGCCAGAGAAAAATGGCCGCCGTCCGCGACGCGATGCTGGCGGCCTATGATGCGGGCGCACTCGCCGAACGCCGGTATGGGCGATGGCGTAGACCGTACATGATGGATGAGAAGCGTGCCCGCATCCAGGCCCTGGGCGAGCCCCGCTAGCCCTGCCGTCTGGCGCTGGCACGACCTGAGCACCACCATTGGCAAGGTGATGGGGGCGCTTACGCAGGTTCCTAATAATGTTAACAAAGGTTAGCCTTTCCGAGGGCGTACCGTTGCGCTGTTAGGAGTTGACAGTCACCCCTAATAAGAGTAGGATAGAACTGAGGAGAAGGAGTCATCCCTTAGAGCCCAGATTCAGCCCCTAATAACGCTAGGCTTAGAAGGCCGGGGCTAAAGGATGCCCCCCTACTAATGCTGGTGCTTTAGGGCTCAGGTATTAAGAATAGAGTACGTCACACGTAAATAAAGGGAGAGAACCTTTGCCCGAAAGTTTCGGTCCCTGCTGCCGGCGGGAGGAGCAGTTCAAACGGATACCGGGTGTGCCGGATTACGTTGTCTCCAACCTGGGCAGGGTGCGGCGTGATACACCCGGCAAGGGAACCTACGTCGGGCGGATCATCAAGCCTGTACGGAGACCGGATGGCCACCTCTATGTCTACATGCCGCCGGGCAACGGCGATAAGTTGCGGAACACAGACAGGCCCCGGCCAAAGGGTCTCTTTATTGCCCTGCAACGGCTGGTGGTGGCGGCGTGGCTCCCTCCGATGCCGGAAGCCCGGTGGAAAGACCCGCGCCAGATCACCCACCATAAGGACGGGAACAAAGCACATAATTGCGACACTAACTTGGCGTGGAGATCGCGAGCCAAGCATCTGCGGGATCACTATGCCCAAAGGCGAAGGGAGAGAGATGCGGACGACACTGACGGACGGCCACCGCCGGTATTCCGTGAACGTCCGGAGATCCGAGTGGAGCCCGACCCCTGGGGGTGAGGTGGCGCCGGCCAACACTGTCGGCGAGTTCCTGCACTGGTTCCGCCAGCGCGGGATAGAGTGCCGCTCCTCTTGCCCACCCTTCGACGCCGAGGATGCCGGGATAGCGAAGCGCCTGCTCCTCAAGCATGGCGAGATGCGGTTGAAGGAGTTGGCCACGTACTTCTGGCACTGGCATAGTGAACCGTTGGCCGGGCGCTACACCCACACGATGAGACTCTTCGCCGCTAAGATACCGGAGTTGGAGGTGGCGTTGAGATGACAGTTGACCTCAGCCGCTACGGAACCTTCTTCGCCCGGAGACATCCCGGCCAACGATGGCATATCGTAATGGGGATCAACGGAACGTACTGTGGACTCTACCTGGGTGCCACCAGAAACAACGAATCGAACGACTCGCGTGGTCTCCGGGGGAACATCTGCCTTCGCTGTGCCGCTGCCTTCAAGTCTTGGGTGGGTGTAGACGTGCTGAAGGAAGTATGATGACTGACGACGTAGCCTACCGCACGGTCTGGCTCCTCCTGCATGATGAGGACTTCCTGCGGGCCCATAAGACCCTGGACCCAAACGTGTTTCCTCCGGGGCCAATGAAGTATCTTGCCGACCTCGCCCTCCGGCAGTGGGCACGTTACCGCAACACGGTCACGGCCTCGGTACTAAGTCAGGCCCTCGAAGTGGAGTACACCCAACTCCGGAAGGCGCGGGCGACGGAGGAAGCGGTCATCCGCCTCTACTTCGAGTTGGACAACTACGCGCCGGATGCCCCCTCGTTGGCCTATGCCCGCGAGGTCTGCACGGCATGGTTGGCACAGTACGCCCTCGGTGCCTACGTCGAACAGGCAGGCGCCGCCCTGGACAGAGGCGACGTGGAGAAGGCCAGGGAGAAACTGAGCACAGCCCTAACTTCCAGCACCGAGGATTCAGACGAGAACGTGTGCCTATCGGCATTCATCGGCGAACCGCCGCAGGGATTCTCTGGCGGCGCCATCCCCACAGGCCTCTATGACCTGGATAAACTGTGGGAGGGCGGCATCCATCCCGGAGAGTTGGGGATCATACTTGGTCCGACGGGCACCGGCAAGAGCATGTTGGCCGTCAACATGGCGGTGGAGGCATTCTGGAAGAAACGTTCGACCTTGTACTACACATTCGAGTTGACGCCAACTCAGATCTTACGCCGGGCCGTGACTGGCATCCTCCAGAAGGGTGCCCGCTCCCTGAAGTGGGGCCGGGACGAGGCCCTAAACGCTACATTGTGGCAGACAGAACTGCTCCGGGCCGCCAAGGGCAGACACATGGCAGACCCGCCGGCCGCCGACATCGACGTGCGGACGGGGCTGATGACCATCCGCGACCTCATCCACGACATCGACCAGTACATCGCCGAAACTGGCCAACCGCCGGGGTTGATAGTTTTGGACTCGGCAGATGAACTTGTACCAGAGCGCCAGAAGCGGCAGGGTTGGGAAGAGTTGAAGGATATCTTCACCACTCTCCGCGGCGAGGTGGCACAGGGGCGGGAAGTGCCCATCTGGACCACCGGCCAAGCCACAAGAGAGGCGGTGGACAAGGCCCGCATAAGCCTCAAGCATGTGGGGGCCTCCTTTGCCAAGGCGCAGAAAGCACACTTTGTCTTGGGCCTAGCCCAGACCGACCAGGAACGGGACGACGTGGAGGGGCCTTGGATGAACGTTTCGGTGCTGAAGGACACACACCACGGTACCACCGGCGGCTGGCTGCGCTGTACGGCGACATTCGGTCGAGGGGACAACGGGTTCCCTGGACTTGAAGTCGTCGAGACGCGCAACCTAACGGGGGTACTATCGGGGGAGAGGGATGACTAAAGCTAGGCCACTGACTTATGACGAGTTACCCGAAGACTTACGATCCTACTTCACGTTGGACAACCAGGTTGTCTCCACAGGAGAATCGTCTGGCAGAAACCGGCGGTTATCCATACTGCGCCGCTGTGTCATCTGCGACGACATCCAACGGGTTACGGTTCATCAGGTTCGGGCGACAATTAAGGAAGGAAATCTGACGGGCTTATGTCTCCATTGCAGTGGCAGGAGAACGGGAAGGATGACCAGTGGTGCACGGAACGGACATTGGAAAGGGGGCCGTGTCCGGCAAGCAGACGGATACGTGTACACGCGGATGCGCCAACATCCGTTTGCCAGCAACGGTTATGTTCTCGAACATCGCCTGATAATGGAACATCTGATCGGACGCTATCTCCACCCAGGCGAAACCGTACATCACAAGAACGGCGACAAACAGGACAACCGCCCAGAGAACCTAGAACTCTGGCGGGGTCGCCACGGAGCAGGGAGCGGGCCACCACACTGCCCCACATGTAGATGTAAGGCAGAGAGAAAGGGAAAACTCCAATGATCGATCCTGATGCCCTCATAGAGTTCTTCATCGACGGCGGCATTGAGGCCGAGCTGGTAGAGGACGGAACCGAGATCCGGATTCCTTGCCCGCTCTGCGGGGACGACCGTTCCCGGCTCTACATCGAGGCGGAGACTGGTGTGTGGATCTGCTTCCGCTGCCAGGAGCGGGGAGACCTGTTCGACCTGTTCCACCGGGCCCTGGGCATGGAGCCTGCGGAGGCATTCGAGGCTCGGCGCAAGTTACGGTTCCGGGCAGAGCCCAAGTTCCGGTTCGGTGGTGGCGTCCCGGCGCCGGTTCCAGGGGTGACGTTGCCCAATGAGTTTACCCCCATCCCTGACCACGGGGACGCACAATGGCTGGATGTCATCGAGTACCTAGATTCTCGCCACGTTCCGACTCCCCGTGCCCACTCCTACGGAATCGGTTTCTGCGTCACCGGATATTATGCCGGACGCATCATCATTCCGGTTACATACCACAAGCAACTCTACACCTTCGTCGCCCGCGCCCTCGACCCGGCGGTTGAGCCCAAGGTGCTGTACCCAGCCGGGAGCCGCCGGAGCGATGTGGTGTTCAACCTGGACCGGCTGGAGCGCCTGCAACATCCGCGCCCGCTCATCATCACGGAGGGCGTCTTCGACGCGCTGCGCCTGCCCAACCAAGCAGTGGCGATCTTGGGTAGCCAGATGTCGGCGCAGCAGGTAACACTACTCGGTCGCCTGCCGGTGGGGTGGCGTCCCTTTATCATTATGATGGACGGCGATAAGGCCGGGAGGAATGCGAGCCGCCAGATCTGCCGGTCCCTGTGGAGCCACGGCGTCCCACACGTCGAGGCCCGACTACCGGAGGGCATAGACCCCAATGCTGCATCAGATGGAGTCCTACAAGAGACCACCGAAAAGGCGATGGACTCCTGGATGCGAGCGCAAACCATCCGGCTCAACACGCCCCCGGAGGAGCGGGGTTGACAATTTCGCGGGGTAGTCTGTCATACTGAGGATGCGGAGATGAGAAGGCGGCGACTTCCCCCCTTGACTGGGGCACTAATCAACCTCGCTGGTGTCGGCGGACTCTTGGTCTTCTACATGACCCAGAGTATCTCTGTCTTCGCCAAGCGCGACGTAACAGGCCTCAGCTTACCCGCCTTCATTGCCTTGTTCATCGGATGCGTGGGTCTCATTGGCACCAGCATCAAGGCCCATTCCCGCATCTTAGAAGTGGTCAATCTGGTGGCCGCCGTATGCACCGGCGCCACCATCGTAGCCATTGTTGTGTGGCAATAGAAGGGAGAGAAGAGTGAAGAAGTACGCGCTCATCATAGGGTTGGCGGCCCTGGCTGGCGGCCTGGCGAAGGCAGCGACAGTCGTGGGGTTGCTAGGCTTCAGTGCCAGCACCACGGCGTTCCTGGTCATTGTCCTCGTCGGCGGGGCCCAGTTGGTGGCTGACTACCTGAAGAAGGTGGAGGGTTAGGATGGGAAGCTGGAAACGCCCTGATATTGCTGCCTCAGTCGAGGCGGCCAAGGCCCTAGCAGAGGGCACCCCACTGTTCAAGCCGCAGTCGGGGCCCGGCGGCAAATGGGCAGACAACTGGATCAGGATCCTCCCGCCCAGGGAAGACCTACCTTCGGATCCCGATACCGGCAAGACCCTGTTCTACTACCCGGTGGCCGTTCACTTCTACGGCGCGAACCGGGCGCCGTTCGTCTGTCTTCGCAAGATGTACGACGAACCCTGCCCCGCCTGTGCCCAGGCCAGGGAACAAGGCGACGGCAAGGGGCCACGCTGGTACGCGGCCATGAACGTCGTGACGTTGAAGGACGACGGCACCCCCAAGGAAAACCTTGTTCGCATCTGGCCATGTCCAAGGACGACCCTAGACGACCTGACCCAGGCCATCGAGGAGTTGCCAGAAGACGAACGGGACATCACCGACCCGGACACGGGGCGGCCGGTGCTCATCCGGCGCAAGGGCACAAGCGTACAGGACACGAGGTATCAGGTACTCCTGGCCCCAGACCCGATGCCGCTTGAGGCACCGGATCTCCTGGAGAACATGAACGATCTCGTGGCCAACTACGAGGTGCTGACCGCAGCGCGGATGCTGGAAGTCCTGGCAGGGCCAACCGATCCTTTTGGAGCATCCACAGCACCGTCGGCCCGGCCCCGGTTGGGCGCGGGTCTGCCTCCGCCGCCGGATGAGGTGGTGGAGGGAGAGATCCGCGAACTGGCGGCGGAAGAGGAGGAGGAGGAGGCACCCGCCCCGGCAGTGCCGAAGGCGCGGGCGAAGGCGGCCCCAACTGCGGAAGAGGAAGTGGCCCGAACCTCACTGCGGGAAAAGCTGCGGAGAGCACAGAAGGAAACAGCAGCGGTCGAATAGGGGCGGCGAACCCCGGCCTACGGAGGGAGAGAGATGCCACGGAAGAAGGCGTCCCCGCCAGAGGACGCACCCGGTACGTTTGAGGAGCGTCTCGCTGCCAAGTTCCAGCTAAAGCTCGCTTCTCAACCCCTCACCTCAGACATAGCTGACTTCATCAGTACCCAGTGCGCGATGTTGGACTACATCATCGGGCAACCGGGTATCCCTGTCGGCCGTGTCACCGTGTTCTATGGCAAGGAGGGCGCCGGGAAATCTACCGTGGCCTACCACGTCTTGGCGGAAACGCAGCGCCGAGACGGGTTGGCGATCCTCATCGACGCCGAGCATCGGTACAGCCGGGACCGGGGTGAACGCCTTGGCCTCATCCCCGCCCGGCTGGTCATGCCGACGCCCGCAACCTTGGAGGACTGCTTTAAGGACATCGAGGAGATCATAAAGTACGTCCGCGAGGAAGACCCCGCCCGTCTGGTGTGTATCGTCGTGGATTCCCTCTCGGCGCTGCCCGCCAAGCAACAGTTGGAGGCCGCCATCGACGACCAACCACATCCCGGCATCATCGCCCGAACGATAAGCCGGGAGATGCAACGGTTGGGGCCGATGCTGGCCCACCACAAAATTGCCCTGGTCCTCGTGAACCAGCTCAGGCAGCATCTCGACATCATGGGTGATCCGCGGAGTCGGGAGCGTCGGAAGGCCATGAAGCGCAACACGATGGCCGGTGAGGGTGCCCTGGTCTTCTGGGGTTCGCTGCTCGTGTACTTCACGAGCACCGGCGTCATCAAGACTGGGGAGGATCCTGTAGGCATCACGGTGCGGGCCGAGATCCGCAAGAGCAGCATCGCCCCGGAGGGAAAGCAAGGACTGTTCGACATCTATGCCCTCTATGGTGTGGACAACGAGAACAGCCAACTAGACCTGCTGGAGAGGCTGGGGCTCGTCACGCAGGCCGGATCGTGGTACTCGCTGGATGGCGAGAGCGCCAAGTTCCAGCGCCGGCAATGGTCCTCCATCCTGGCAGAGAGGGCGGACCTCCAGGAGATCATCCGGGAGGCACCTTTGCTGTGGCGCCCGGATCCGAACGAGAGGAGCGAGCAGGATGCAGATGCCACGGCGGATGGTTGAGAACTTCCTCCGATCCTACGTCCGCATTCTCCACGCCCACGGTATGGATGTGAATGTCCGGAAGACGAGAACCGGCGAAGTCTTTTCTTATGTCTATGGGCACGGACGCGGGTGCGACCACTATGTTCCTGCCGCGATCACATTACAGGGCGCTCCTGCGGGGCGGCTAACGGCACGGCAGGTACTAAAGGAACTAGGATGCCTGGAGCAGTAGACTTCCGCTACGACGGCCAGACCCATTCCTATTACCTGAAGGGGCTCCGTATCCCCGGCGTCACTCAGGTAATGGCTGGCATCAACGACTTCCTGGGCGTCGGCGAAGAGATCATGGCTGCGGCGCAGGAGCGCGGCACCTTAGTCCACACGGCAACTGCACTCTACGACAGGGATACCCTGACCCTGGAGGAGGTGCAGGCGGATACGGTTCTCGAACCCTACGTCCGCGCCTGGGTGAAGTTTCGAGAAGAGGCCAAGTTCGTTCCAGAAGGTGTCGAGGTTCAGGTCTACTCAGTGCGGCATCGCTACGCGGGAACCATCGATCGCATCGGCGAACTCCGGGGAGTACGGGTGGTCCTGGACATCAAGACCGGCGCCGCTCTTAATCCGGTGACGGCACTCCAGCTCGCGGCCTATCAGGTCGCCTACAACGAGCGGCACGCCGTTCGGGTCAAAGAGCGGTGGGCCATCCAGCTCGGCGCCGACGGCAAGTACAAGTTGCACCAGTATAAGGATGATGCCGGCGATTGGTCTGCGTTCCTGTCGGCACTCAATCTCTATTCATGGCGGAGGAGAAACATCAGATGACAATCGATCCCAACGACAGCATGAAGGTTCAGACCTTCACGGCCGACACCGAGAAGATGGTTGTGGCCATCCCTACCGAGGTTCATATCGTGACGGCCGATGACTACGAGGATGCGGCGGCCACCCTCCAGCGCATCAAGGGACGGAGCAAGGAGCTGGACGACCTACGCCGCTCCTTGACACGCCCCATCGATGAGACCAAGAGAAGGATCATGGCCCTCTTTGAGCGGCCTATGTCCCTGTTGGTCAATGCTGAGTCCGCCATCAAGCGCGGCATCCTCGGCTACCAGAGGGAGCAGGAACGTCTCCGATCCGAGGAAGAGGCCCGACTGCGCGAGCAGGCCCGCAAGGAGCAAGAGCGCCTGCTGGCACGGTCGGCACGAGCGGAAGCCGCTGGCAAGGAGGAGATGGCCGAAGCCCTGGAGGACCAGGCGTTCATGATCGTTGCCCCTATCGTCGTATCTGACACGCCCAGAATCTCAGGTCTGTCAACGCGGCAGACCTGGCACGCCGAGGTCGTGGACAAGATGGCGCTCATCCAGGCCGTGGCCGCAGGCCATGTTCCGGATGTGGTGCTCGTACCCGACATGACGATCCTGAACGCCCAAGCCCGCGCCCTGAAAACGGCGCTAGATTATCCGGGCGTTCGGGCTGTGCCTGAGCAGGTAGTGGCCGCCGGCGGGTCGAGAGACTTGGCCCCGCCCCGGCCGAGGAGCTAAGAACTATGAGTTGGGCAACCCGCAAGTACCGTGTCCGTGTACGCACCACTGTCATCGGAGAAGTGGACGTGAACTGCCACGGATACGACGAGAACAGCCGCATTGATACGGCGGCCAGAGAAGCCACCCAGAAGAGCCGCCGAGTGCAGATCAAGAACGCCCGGCGCCCGATCACCGGCGGCGAGATCGAGGTATTGACAGTCGAACCTGTTGCGGAGGTCATGTCGTGAGCACGTGGACCCACATTCGAACCCTGCCGACATCTGTAACTGAGGTTCCGCGTGAATGTAGTGGCGTTCACGAGTCCTGTCTGCGTTCCTATCAGATTCTTGAGAAGGTCAAGGAATATCTGGTCCGCGGAGTTCCGGCTGATGTGATCCTCGAATTGGTGGTTGAGGCCGAAGGGAAGGACGAACCATGACCCGATACGCCCAAGGGTATCGGTTCGAGGTTCGAGTCCGCAAGGACATGGAGTCTCGTGGTTGGTTTGTGATACGCGCCGCTGGAAGTCATGGGCCCGCCGATCTCTTGTGCCTCAAGGCAGGGGAGCCACCGCTCCTGATTCAGTGTAAGGCCAACTCAGCCCGCTACAAGCGTGAGGGAATCGCCCTGGCTGCCATAGCAGACAGTGTTGGGGCTGAGGCACTCCTGGCTGTGAAAGAAGGACACAAGCTCGTCTACCGCCCGGCCGATAAGGAGAAGTCCTTGTGAGTGGGTGCCCGCACCACTGGCTCCTGAGCGATCCCGTGTACGTCTGGCAGGATGGGAAGTACATGGAGTTGACGCACCAGACCTGCCTCAACTGCGACGTGAAACGGGACAACCTCTGCCCGATGGGGCCGGAGGCATGGGTGGACAGTTTGGTGATAGACCCGATACACAGGGCCAGGGTAACAGTAGACCTAGAGGAATAGACAATGCCCCCCGCCCCAGACTGTAACTTATGTCCTGCTCTCTCGAAGTGCCGCAAGCGCATAGTCGGCGGTCGTGGAACCCCCGCCTTCATTATGTTCGTCGGACTTGCGCCAGGCGAAGAGGAAGACCTCCAAGGTAAGGCCTTTGTAGGCCCCAGCGGGCACCTCCTCCGGTTGCTCTGCGACATGGCCAACATCCCGGCACAAGGCGTCTACCTAGCCAACGCCATCCGCTGTCACCCACCCGGCAACCGGCGCCCAACAGTGGCCGAGATCCGGACCTGCCGCCCGTACCTCATTGAAGAGATCAAGGAGGTGGCCCCGCTAATCATCGTCACCCTGGGCGATGTCGCCCTGCAAAGCGTCTACGGCCAGACCGTGACCCTGAGTTCGGTACTGGGCCAGACACTCACTCAGCCAGAGACAGGAATCCCATTCATTCCGAGCTACCATCCGGCCTTCTTGTTGCGTGGCCAGTGGCACGTCGCCGACACCGTGCAGGCCCACTTCGAGAAGGCCCTCCGCATAGCGTCGGGAGAGCTGGGTCAGCCCCGCCTTGGTGATTACTCCGCCATCACCACACTGGCCCAGCTCACCGACCTTAGAGACTACCTACTCCATCCGTCCACGCGGGAAATTGCGGCGGATTCGGAGACCACCGGCCTTGACTGGCGGCACGATGAAATCCTCTGCCTTTCCTTCTCCACCGAGCCCAGCGAGGGATTCGTGGTTCCGCTCCTGTCGCACCAGCGGGTAGCGGAGGACATCGTGGAGATCAGTCCGCGGGTGGCCAAGAACCTATTGGAGGGCAAACGCCCACCGAAGACCCCGGCGGAGATCATCCTCATGTCTGCGCCCCCATCCGGCCCGCCCTACCTCGTGGAAGTACCAAAATCCGGGGTTGATTCCCACTGGGCGGATGACGAATGGCCCCAGGTCATCACCATCCTGAAGGAGATCTTTGGCTCGGATAAGAAGAAGGTACTCCAAAACGGAATCTTCGACCTCCGCTTCCTGGAGCGGAGCCCGGACTGGCCTTTCGTGACGGCCGCCACCGCCTTCGGCATCGAGATCAAGGGCCAGATTGAAGACACCATGCTCCTGCACCATGCGGTCGCAGAGACAGCCATGCCGCCGGAGGCACGGAAGACCAAGCGCCATAGTCTTTCCATTCTGACGGCCCGCTATGCCGACCCGCCGATGCCCTACTACGAGGCAGAAGTCAACGCCGTCAGCAGCAACAAGCGGAAGATGTCGGAGGCCCCGGATGACGTGCTTTGGAAGTACAGTGCCGCCGACGCCGACGCCGTGGAGCGGGTGGTCCCTGTCCTACGGGCGAAGGCCGATGCCGAGGGTACGCGCTGGGCATCGGAGGCGATCATCCAGCCCCTCATACGCTGCTGCTGGGAGATGGAGAAGCGCGGCGTCCTGGTGGACACGGACTACTTCGAGAAACTCTGCGCCCACTACTCCCAGCGCATCGCGGACGCGGAGGCACGGCTCTGGGCCATCCCTCTGCCAGAGACCAAGGCACCCTGGAACTACATGTACCACAAGAACCTCCAACGCATCCTCTTCGAGGAGTTGGGGTTGCCCAAGAGTGGCTTCAAGACTGATGGCGGGCGCGGATGTGAGGCCTGCGACGTGGGCCTCTGCTTCGAGCACGAGCAGACGGGGGCGGATGCCCTTGCTGCCGTTCGTTCTCAGGTTGACCATCCCATCCTGCCCATCCTGGTGGAACTCAAGGAACTACGGAAGGCCAAGGGCACCTACCTCGACGGTAGTAATGGTGCGGGGGGCCTTGCCCGCTTCATCGAATCAGACAATCGCGTTCGTAGCACTTACCGTCCCGGTGGTGCTGAGACAACCCGCCTATCCTCCGCCGACCCGAACATGCAGAACCAACCCGCCAATGTGGAGATTCCGGAACTGGGAACCAAGGACGCCTTCCGCCGGACATTCATGGCACCGGAAGGTTTTGGCCTTATGACCGCCGACTGGAGCCAAGCGGAGGTCTGGGGGTTGGCGTACATGGCCGGGGACGATGGCCTGCTGAAGGTGCTCACCAGCGGCCAGGATGTCCATGTCTACATCTCTCGTGCTATCTGGCCAGTTGACCCGGAGATGACGGACTTCGAGTGGAAGGAAGCACATGCTGACCTCCGGCGGCATGGAAAGACACTTGTGTTCGGCATTGGGTACGGACTCACCGATGAAGGGATCGCCGACCGTCTCGATTGCAGTCTGGAAGAGGCACAGGAGATCCGAATCCGCTACATGCAGGTCGTTGCCAGCCTGCCCTCCTACTTCGCCCAAGCGCGAAGGGACGTGATCGAACTGGGCCACCGAGACAACATCTTCGGTCAGCGGCGCCACTTCCCGGCGGCGTCACTGCTCAAGGCCATGCGGCGGTTCAATGACTTGGAGGCACTCATACGCGAAGGAATCAACTACCCCATCCAATCAGGTTGTTCGACGCTGCACAGTGTGGCACACATTCTAACAGAGGCCTCACCAACCCTGAAGCAGCGGCAATGTTACCCCGTGATCTCCGTCCATGACTCCATTACGTTTGAGTTCTACTGGCCGGACCACGCCTACGCGGAGGAGACTGCCAGGATCATCAAGCACCTCTGGGAGCAGACGGCGCTGACCTTGATCCTGCCGGATGGTTCCCGCCTCGGCTGGGCCGTGCCGGTGGAAATCTCTTGGGGCCCTTATTGGGGCGACGAGATATTCAAACTGACAGCCAGGGGAGACATCCTCGACCTGCGGAAGGAAGACCAAGACTAGCGAAATATGCTATCCTGAGAGTGTGAGAAGGGCCCACGGTGGGCGGCGAGCCGCCGTAGGCCTGTTACCCCGAAGGGAGAGAGCCCGTGCGTGGGGAACGACCCTGCCAGTTCCCTGGCTGCGGCGAGATCTTCGCCCCGCCAAACCCTAGATCCGCAAGTAAGTATTGTCCCAAGCACCCAGGCGGTCGCATAGCTAACAAGCCGACCGAACCACAGACCGATCTATCCGCGGAACAACTGGACCGCCTGTCCGGATTTCTCCGGGAGCGGGTGCCGTTACCGCCTATTCCCCCCAAGATCTTTGCCACCCGAATCGAGGACATGGGCTTCGATACTCCCCAGGAGGGGGTGGCACTTTTCAGCGACCTCCATTACTACTCAAAAGTGGACAAACGTGTAACCGGCATCTGCGAGTACAACATCGACATCGCCCGCGACCGGATGGCCCGCTGGCGGGACGGTCTCCTCCGGTTCACCCAGATGAATCAACTCTGGGTGCCCCTGGATACCCTTCACATCTTCGCCCTGGGCGACGAACTGGAGGGTCACGGCCGAATGTTCCCGACGCAGGCACTCCAGATGTCTGAGTCCCTCCTGTTCCAGGTCATGGGGTTCGTCGAGGACATGACCGACGTGTTGATCTCCTTCCTGCGCCGGTACAAGAAGGTCGTCATCTACAAGGTCGTGGGCAACCACGGCCGGACGGCAGAACGAGCGCGGGATTCCTACGGCCCCGACAACGCCGAACTGTTTGCCTGGGAGATCATCGCCGAGCGCATCCGCGGTGCCTGTGGCGGCACTTGGCAAGAGACGGCCGACGGCGTACATGCCTTGACCGGCGGCTCCATCGACTTCCACCTCCACCGCAGTTTCCTGGCCAAGGTGGACATCCTTGGCTGGCGGTGCGTCGGGCGGCACGGGCACGGCATCCGCGGTCTTGACTCGACCTACGTTGGGGCCCTTGACAACAAGTTGCGCCTCAACTCTGTCCTGGGCGAGATTATCCACTACTACTTCAAGGGCCACCTGCACGAGCGCCAGTCCGCCGAGTCAGAGATCGGCGGTGAGGTGATCCAGAACGGTTCTTTCGTGGGCCCGTCCCTATTAACCCTGGAAAGGTCGCGGGCGGCGGCAACTCTACCAAGTCAGGAGTTCATGCTGTTCCATCCGCGGTACGGAAAGACGCACCAACATACCATCCATCTCGCCACTGCTGAGGAGGTTCGGCAGGTGCGGTGGATTGGGGAGGAGAAGGAATGAGGTTCTCACTATTCCTCTGTCTGGGTTACAACGTCTTTGGCCTAGGTCTAAGTGTTGACTGGACAGAGGACGACGCCGGTTTCGAGCTTCAACTCGGACCACTCAACATCTGGGCGGTGTCGTGCTGGGGGCTGATGATCAGTTTCCTGGGTCGCCGGGTGTACTAGTCCCATGTGTACCTTCGCTGAACACGGAGGCGACCGCCGCTTCCTAGAGAAGCTGGAGCAGATCGCCGAATTGCATTCGGTCAAACAGCATGACTATGGCGTAGACGAAGATCCGTTTGCCAACATCCGCGCCAGCCGCGATTTTGGAGTAGAACCCTGGGTGGGGGCCGTCATCCGCCTCAACGACAAGGTGACACGGATCAAGTCCTTCCTCAAGAAGGGCGAGTTGAAGAACGAACCCATTGTGGACTCCTTCCGAGACGTAGCGGTTTACGCCTTGATTGCTTGGATTCTCTTCGAGGAAGAGGTACGTGAGAAGATCGCAGACCACGACGCCGCCAATGTCGATGCCTACCAGATCCTCCGGCGCCTCAGTCTCGAACCGGATGTGCCACTTACACCAGACGAGGTTGCCAAGTACCTGGGAATCCCCATCGCAGAGCAGGAGAGTCGGATGGAGGAGATCCTAAAGGAACACCAACCATGCGAAGAGTAGTCTACCTGTCCGGCACTCTTTCCGGCCGTATGTACTCCGCCGCCGCAAAGGAGCGCCACCAGGCCACAATTCTCCTGCTGGAGCGGGGCTGGGATGTGCTGGATCCTCTTCGGGGACGGCAGATCCTCAGCACATTGACCGACCCGATGGACGGCCCGGAGACCACACGGCTGTTGGGGGTCACGGAGGCGGCTTTAGTCCAGAGGGATGAGGACGACATCGCCCGCTGTGACGTACTCCTTGTCCTAACAGGAAACCATGCGAGTTGGGGCACGGCCTTTGAGTGGATGCTCGCCGCACGTGCCTACCATAAGCCGGTGGTGGTGGTGGGTACGCGCTCCAAGGATCACCCTTGGTGCAAACACTACGCCGGTTACTTCGCAGAGACCATTGAAGAGGCGGTGGAGTTTCTCGACACCTTCTTGGATCGTGGCTACCGTCTCGTGAAAAGTGAGGAAACATGACAACAGCCGCAGGTCTGTTCGAACGCCTTTGGTCCCGCGTGCGGTTGGACCCCTATGGCTGTTGGGTTTGGACTGGGGCCAAAAACAGACGCGGGTACGGGCATATCTGGATCTCTGGCCGCTGCCGCTATGTCCACAGACTCTCCTATCGAACGTGGTGTGGCCCCATCCCAATTGGACTAGAGATCGACCACCTTTGCAGGAACCAATCCTGTGTGAACCCTGCCCACCTGTGCGTTGTCACACACGCCGAGAATCGTCGCAGAGGGCGATACCAGATCTGTCGGCGTGGGCATCCCTATGATCTTGCGAACACGTACACCTACATCGGTGCAAATGGGCGCATCCTGCGCCGATGTCGGACCTGTTTCAGGATTGTCAATCAAAGATCCCGCCAGAAGAATCGGGAGATAAAGGAGACCATACGATGACTACGGCTGCGGGTATTTGGGCATGGCACAATAATTGGTCTACCATGCCCCTGGCGAAGTGCGTCGAGCGGGCGCAGCGGGCCAAGATCGAAGGCGTCATCGTCAAGTATGGGGCGCCTGCCACGGAGAAAGCCTACGCCGCCGGCGGTGTCCGATGGGCCACGGAGCGGTACGCCTACAGGGATGATCCCGTTGGTGAAGGCACCAAGTTGGCTAATGCCGTGGATGCGGGTGCCCAGTTCGCCGTCATCAACGCCGAAGAAGGGCCCGGCGGCTGGGGTCCACTTACGGACACCGGCCCAGCGATGACGACTCTCATCAACACCTTCCGTGCCCGACACCCTGGGACGCCACTCTATGCCTCAATCGATACTCGCGGCGACCGTCTGCGCCACCCATACCAGCAGGTCATGTTGCTGCGGTGTAACGGCGTCATGCCCATGATCTACCCCGGTGCCTTCCGGCCATCGCAGCCGGACGGCTACATCACACTGGCCGTTGTGGAGTGTCTTCAGGGTAAAGACTTCTACGGTCTGCCGGTCTTCCCCACCCTTCAATCCTACCCCTGGGAGTGGCCGAAGGACTCTGGACAGATCCGCACGATGGGACCGGAGGGTATCCGTCTCCAGGCGACGGGTGCGGGAATCTACTGTCCGGAGGGCATCAACTTCTACACCATCCACCACGCCACGGACGCCGAGTGGGATGAGGTCTGCAAGTTGGTTCACGTCAGCAGCAACCCGCCGCTGGTGGACGAGGCCGCCCTACGAAAAGCCTACATGGGACTGGCGTCTGAACTTCTGGCCTTCCGGCCCGACTCGCTACAGCAGGTGGTGAACGCGGCGGCTAGTGTCTTTGATACGAGGGCCAATGTCTGAGGACGACAAGGCCCTGGTGCCCCTAGAGGGCGAGGTCGTCTCGACGGTCGAGACCTACCTCGGTGGCGGTCACGGACTCCAGCGCCGTGGGCCAGATGGCCTAATGCTCGACCAGCGCCGCTTTCTCCAAGAACTCCTGATCCAAGGGAGTTGGAAGAAGGCGTGTAAAGTCCTAGAGATCAAAGAGCGTCGTGTCCGCGGCTGGCTGACAGACGACGAGGCCTTCAACAAGGCCTATGACGACCTCATCAGTCTTGACGATGTGAAACTCACCAAACGTGAGTTGGAACTGATGTCAGGTCGTGCGGCAGGCGTATTGGATGAGGCGCTGGAGGCCGAACGTGGGCTCCGACAGAAGGTGATGTGCCCCCACTGCGGCAAAGGGTTTGAGGCAGATACCGTCCGCCCGGACTGGCGCATACGTCTCCGGACAGTAGACACCATCTTACGGTCGGCCAAGATCCTCCAGGACACCAAGGAGATCAAGGGCACCATGTTCAACATCAACCTCACCGGCGATGAGGCGATAGCGTTGCTTGCCATCAGAGCCGGGAGGCCGGTGCCGGAGGCGGCACGGGCCCAACTGCGGGCGAAGGGGATCGATGTATGAAGCCCTATGTAGCCACCCTATATGACTCCCCCGCCTATGAATTGCGGTTGGAGGGCCCCCGGTACTGTAGCAATCTTACCGAAGTCCTGTCCTGTCTAATGCGATGGGACAGTGGCTATCACTACCGCTTTCCGGCACTGCGGGCGGTACTCGAAAAGCACACAGGGGCCGAAGTGAAAATCCGTTACTGGGACTTTAGCAGGTGCCCCTGTGTCCGAGAAGGCCATATTGCGGCAGATGTCTGAGGAACGCCGTCCCACCTGCGGATCATTGTTCGCTGGTATCGGGGGCGGCGATCTCGGTCTGGAACGAGCGGGTTGGGATGTCATATGGCAGGTGGAACTCGATCCTTGGCGGAGGAAGGTACTGGAACGACACTGGCCGACCACCCTCCGTTGGGATGACATACAGACAATGCCATATCTGGATGATCCTGGGTGGAAGGTTGACCTGATTATCGGCGGTTTCCCCTGCCAGGATCTTTCAGTCGCAGGCAAACGGGCGGGTTTGAAGGGAGAGAGGAGTGGGCTGTTCTTTGACTTCATGCGGGTGGCTGCGGCGATCCGCCCCCGCTGGCTCATCGTTGAGAATGTTCCTGGCCTCCTGTCTTCGCATGAAGGTCAGGACATGGGCATCGTCCTCGAAACGCTTTCCGAATGCGGGTATGGTCTGGGCTGGCGAATCCTGGACAGCCAGTATTTCGGAGTGCCCCAGAGACGCCGCCGTGTCTACATTGTCGGACATCTTGGAGCCCCGTGCCCACCCGAAATACTCTTTGAGTCCGAGGGCGGCGGCGGGGATACTCCGGCGGGCGGAAAGGCGGGGCAAGACCTTGCCGCCCCGCTTGGAGGAAGCACTTCTAGCTTTGGCGGGCATAGAAACGACCTTGACAATGAAACCTATGTCGCCGCCCCTCTTGAAGCCAGCGACGGGCATCACGGGCGAAGCAGTCCAAGGGCGGACGGAGCCGACAATCTCATCGCCCAGCCCCTGCGCTCCAACCGCTGGGGAGGGAGCGATAGCCACGGAGATGAGGGGAATGTCATTTGCGGCCCCATCACGGGAGCAGAAGCCCACAACGGAAACAGCAACCCCATCGCTGACAACCATGTCTGTGAGAAGGTTGACACCCAGCGAGTGCGAGTTACTACAAAGTTTTCCTGTGGGCTGGACCCATGTCCACGGTGCCCCGATGGCAGGCGGTACGCCGCCCTCGGAGACGCCATGACAGTGAACGTAATCAAATGGATCGGGCGGCGAATCTTGGCGGCAATCGATGTCTGAGGCGAAGATCACCTACCGAGTCTGCGGCGGACGGAGACGGCGCACCCTTACCGGGAGTCGGCAGGAACTCATAGACCGGTGGTACGCCGACTGGCCGGAGGAGAAGCTAGAGGAACACGGGCGCCGCCTTGCCAACCGGCTCTTGGCCGTGGATGAGGTACTCCTGCGGCGCTTTGGTCGCCCCATACTCAGTCCTAGTGGGCGCGGCATCGTGAAGTTGCTGGTGGGAACATGATGAGTGATAAGATCTTCTACCCCCTGATGACCTTCCTTACAGGTATGGGTATTGGCATGTGGCTGACAATCCTACTTTACTGGGTGAGGCCATGACCACCAACCGACCCTATGGCGTACACCTACTTGCCGATCCAGTGGGGGTAACGGATTTCATGACGCACCTGGAGGCGATGGGATTCCACGATGCGGATCCTGTCGGTGTGGCGGTAGACGAAGAGCAGGTCATCCTCGCCCAGGAGAAGGATGTCTACATTCTCCCACGCCGCGGGGACGGGGACTACGCCCGATTTGCGCTGGCTGCCGCGATCATGGGCGCCTCCCCGCCCCGCCTGGTAGCACTCGACGCCACGGAGACATTGGTGGGGCTAATGGGCGCCCTCGCTGCGCCATATCCAGCAGGGGAGTTCTTCCTCCGGCTGTCGATGTGCATGTTGGGCGACCTCCGGGCCTGCGCCTACAACACAGGCGGGGCGCCGCCTCCAACCGGCATCTCCCTTCAGGACCAGGCCTTCACCGCCCGCCTACTAGAACCCCAGCTCCAGTTCGAGGCGCCAAACTATTATTTCGCCGTCTCGATACCACTGGCCCGACTCCGGGCGGAGTGGCAGGTGTTCTTCCTAGAGGAACCACTGGACTGGTGGGTGACATATTCGGATCTGTGGCTCCATGTCCTACGACGCTACACCGGCGACCCGACGTTGGAGTGGCTCTTCACCAGCGGCCACGATCCACTGACGGGGCTGGCCGGACTCTTCGAGTGGCCGCCCGACGTGACGAAGGCTGTCCTACTGTGGCATATCTGCGGCCGGTCGGTGGACGTGATGGCCGGGGTGGATGCGTCCTTAGTTGACCGACTGCCGGACAACCTCCCGGTGGTCGGCGACCAGTGGAACAAGCGCCTACCCAGCCTGTGGCTCGGCATCATCACTCTCATGCAGGCCTACCAGCGTGACCGCCTGGCGCGGACACTCTACGGTCGCAAACTACACGGCGGCCTCCATCCCGGCGTAGCCAGTGCCCACACCATCCTTGGCACCGTGCGCGACATCATGGAGGTGGCCGCGGTGACGTTTCACAACAATCGACCCGGCCCGACCGTGCTGGTACGGGACATCGAGACCGATCCCCTGTCGGGCCTACTCCGTGTCACCGGCACTGGGCCCAAGAACACTGAGGAAATGAACCGATGGATAGAGACACTAACCGACCTGGCGACCCTGGCCAACCCCCTGGGGCTGGAGCCACTGAAGGCCACCGTCGTACAGGCACCCCGCGTGGCCCAGGCAAGCGGGGAGTTGACAAGAAGTTCCGCTGGCGTGCCGGACACGAACCCGACTACGCCGAGCCCTCATCGGGCTGGGTCTACATCCGATGGGACATCACAGAGCACGGGCCAACGCCGCCGAACCAGATCAAGGAAGTCGTCGGAGGCCCCGAAGCCTTCGAATGCGACCGATGCCACGCCATGATGCGGATCGTCACCAAGAAGAAGCCGACAGAGATCATTGAGAACTCGGACGTGATCCGGCTGGGCGAACAGGTGGACGTGGCGAAGGTCAACACAGACGACGTTTATTTGGTGGCGTGTCCGCAATGTGATAGGAGGACACAGATGCCGGGGCGGTTTCTCCGCGAACTCGTCTATAGAAAAACGGGGCGCCTGATCTCATGACGGACTCAAGACATTGTTTGCATTGTCAACAAGATAAGCCCATAACCGAGTTTGTTCGGAGTTGTGGAAACAATGGCCGCCCAGGTTCGAGTTATTGTCGTCCCTGCCGCAAGGAGATGCAGCGAACGAATGCACTAATGAACCTATATGGGATATCAGCCGATGACTATGCTGCCCGTCTGAAGGATCAGGACGGCGTCTGTGCTATTTGCCATGAACCACCGAAAAACGGAGGCAAGCCTCTCTTTGTAGATCATAACCATACAACTGGGCAGATCCGTGGCCTGCTATGTGCCCGCTGCAATCAGTTAATTGGCTGGCTTGAGGTAGACCCAGAAATACGGCAGAAGGCCGCAGGCTATCTCCATGCTACACCAGAGTACAAACCACAGACTTGCGGCAGTGCGCCTCGCCAAGAAAATGTTACGCCAAATAAACAACCTTCCAGGAGGGGTCGGCCACCCGGAAATGGCGCCGGGCTCAACACAGCCGTCGCCACCCGCCTGACACCCGAAGAGTCGGAGGCCCTTGACACCCTTACCACGAAGATGGGTTTCAAGAACCGCGCCGAGACCATCCGCTACATCATCAAGTCCGTGATCGGGGGGACGTAGGGAATGAAAGACAAACCGCCAGCCAAATTCAAGTTCGCCGGAAGTCTCTCACTACCAGCGGACGTGTGGCGTCCTGACCACACCACGTTCAAGATGGTTGACGCTGCGGCGGACAGCCGTACCGGACTGTTCTCGGCCGCAGTGGGCGCCATTATGAAGGGACTTGGCTGGGGAGACGGGGAGATGCTGGTGGGTCTGCTCATCGACTTCCTCAACCACTTCCCGGATGAGGCACGGGTGGCCTTTGCCGCCGGCGTTGTCCAAGGCCTCGGTTTGGTGGTTCAGCGTAAGGGAGACTACCTCATGGTGGACATGGTGCCTGTGACAAATAGTCTGGAAGACGGCGGCAAGGAAAAGCGTACACCTTCGGGGTTAATCCTACCAGGTCGATGAGAACACCGGGGACATGTCAGGATTGCGGGGCCCCGACCACCGGCCGTTGCTGGAGACGTTGCCGTTTCTGTTCTAATCGACGGCCAAAGCATTATACCGGGCCGACTCTCCGCGTGCGCCAAGTTCGTGTATTAACAGCCGTTGAAGCTGCCTGGGTGGGTGCCATGATCGAGGGAGAAGGAACCATTAGCCATTACCCGCAACATGATCACAACGCCGCACTAATCTCAGTAACGAGCACCAGCATTGAGACAATAGCCACCCTTCTCCGGCTAGTTGGTGCCGGACGGATTATCTTCCAAGAGGCACGCCTCCCCAATCGAAAGGACGCCTGGCGCTGGACAATCACACGGAGTAATGATCTGGTCGCACTGGGCCAGCAGATACGGCCTTATCTGACAGACAAGAGCGAAAATTTAAAGGGACTGTTTGCGGACATAGTGGCACGAGAAGAGAGAAAACGCGACCTAACAATACGGTGGAACCAAAGCAAATTGGAGGACGCCGATGGCTGAGAAGGAAGGGTACTGGCCCCGGTGGTGGAGTGCCGCATGGACGGTCATCCTTGGCTTTGCCTCCATC